CTGTTTCTTTTTACCCCGAAACCGAATCAAAAATACATGATCAAGACTAAATGGTTCAGTTCGGCTCAAAATGGCTGAGAACGGCTCTCAAAGGCTTGAATCGGGCAGGGTAGGGGTAACAGAGCCTCGTATTCGCTCTAAAAGCCTAGATTTACCTTCACGCGGTCAAGAAATGATTGAGTTCTGTAAAGAAATCGGTTATCCCTTGCTTCCCTGGCAAGAACTCCTTGCAATCGAAACCCTGAAATACAAAGAGGACGGTCGTTGGGCGCACCCAATTATTGGGGTCATGATTGCTAGACAAAACGGAAAATCAACATTCATGGCGCTTCGCATTTTGTTTGGAATCTATAAACTTGATGAGAAAATGCATCTTGCAACTGCTCACAAACTGACAACTTCGGCAGAAATCTTTTTCAAGGTTGGTCAAATGATTGAGGACTCACCAATTCTCCAGGCAAACTTTGCCAAAAAGTACGAGTCCAAAGGATCACAGGAAATCCGATTCGTTAACGGTGCGCGTTATCTCATCAGAGCAGGCAACTCAGCAGCTCGAGGCATTGCCGCGCCCGATGTCATCCACATTGACGAGTTGCGCGAATTTACCGATGAGGAAATTTGGTCATCGATGCGCTTTACTCAAATGAGTAACAAGAATCCGCAGGCTATCGTTTATTCAAACGCAGGTCATGCGCAATCGGTGTTGCTTCTCAAATTACGGGAACGAGGACTTGCAGCTTCTCAAGGCGCTGAGGATTCGATTGGTTGGTTCGAGTGGTCAGCAGAACAAGACAAGCCAATCAACGATCTTGAGGGGTGGTATCAAGCCAATCCTTCATTGGGCTACACAATCCATGAGGATAACATCAGAGATTCCTTATCAGATCGCGAGGACATTTTCAGGACTGAGGTTTTGTGTCAATTCGTTGACATGATCAATCCAGTCATCATCCCGAGCGAGTGGGTAAAGTGCAAGGACGAGAAAGTCAAACTCGATGTCGAAAAGGACACTTGGTTTGCCATTGATCTCAGTCCTGACCGTCAGCACGCAGCACTCGTTGCAGGTCAGAGAATCGGCAAAGATAAATTTATGGTTTCCTTGCTTCAAACTTGGTATAACCCAATCAACCTAGATGACAAATTACTCGCAAACGATGTCGCAACTTGGGTGCGCAAGTATCCCGTCAACACAGTGGCGTTCAGTAAGTCAACCGCAGCAGCAGTTGCCGCTAGGTTGCAACCTGCAGGAATCCCAATTCACGAAATCTCAGGAATCGAGTATCAACAGAGTTGCGATGAGTTTGTTTCGGCTATTTCCTCAAATCGTCTAGTTCACAAAGGGCAAGAGGAACTCGACAAACAAGTTTTGTCTGCCGTCAAACTTCAAAGAGGTGATGGCGGTTGGGTTATGGGTCGTTTGAAGTCAGGAATCGTTTGCGGAGGCGTTGCAGCTTCAATGGTGACTCATTTTGCGACACGAGCCGAAACAGAGGTTGACATTCAAGTCGGTTGACATAATGCTATAATTTGTCTAATGGGAATCCGCGATTTTTTCTTGCCTGCTACTCCTGATGAGCCAATCACAGTCGATGCAGCGGCTACTCCTGCTCCATTCAATAACACATCATTAGTCGGTGGCTTCTATAACTGGTCATCATCTGCAACACGCACTCAAGCAATGGCAGTTCCAACAATCGCACGCGCTCGAGGAATTCTTTGCTCAACAGTTGCATCATTGCCAATGGAGCAATACTCAAAACTTAATGGCGCACATTTATCGACTCCATCAGTAATTAATCAACCTGATCCTCGCGTTCCTGGTTCTGCCATTTATGCCTGGATTGCTGAGGATTTATTATTTTTTGGCGTTGCGTATGGTCAAGTCATGGAACAGTACGGTGACACAGGGCGCGTTCGTGCATGGACAAGAATTGCACCTGATCGAGTTGTTGCAAAGTTAAATGCTAACTCAACTGAAATTGTTGGCTATCAACTAGATGGCGCAATCGTTCCAAATCAAGGTGTCGGTTCACTTATTGTTTTTTATGGTTTAGATGAAGGAATTCTTAATCGCGCAGGTCGCACAATTCGTGCGGCACATGCTTTGGAACAAGCTGCAGAAACATTTGCAAAAGAGCCTGTTCCATTGCAGGTTTTGAAATCAAACGGAACAAACTTGCCAGCAGAGCGCATTGCGAAACTGCTCGAGGCATGGCGTGCAGCTAGAACAAACAAATCAACTGCGTTTCTCAATGCAGATGTCGAATTGCAAGCGTTGGGCATCGATCCAGCGAAACTCCAACTCAATGAGGCGCGTCAGTATGTCGCATTGGAATTGGCTCGCGCTTGCAACCTTCCTGCCTACTTTGTGAGTGCCGAAACAACGAGCATGACTTACTCAAACACAACTTCAGAGCGCAGAGGCTTGATTGATTTTTCACTTCGTCCAATCTTGACTGCCATTGAGCAACGCCTCAGCATGGCGGATTTTGTCAGCAGTACCACGGAAATTCGTTTTTCACTTGATGACTTCCTTCGCGGAAATGCGTTGGAGCGTGCTCAGGTTTATCAAATTCTTAACACAATCGGTGCAATGTCAGTCGAGCAAATCAAAGAGGAAGAAGATTTAATCGACAATGGAGAAAGAGCATAAAATGAAAATAACAATGCCAGTTACACTCACTGCATCCGATGCTGAATCACGCATCATTGCAGGTCGAATTGTTCAATGGGATGCGGTCGGAAATACATCCGCAGGACAGACAAAGTTCCTTGAAAACTCAATTAAACTTGGCAAGAACACCAAATTAGTTCTTGAGCATCAAATTACAAAGCCAATCGGAAAACTTGTCGAATGGTCACAGGATGCAAATGGCATAACTGCTTCGTTCAAAATCGCTAAGACAACCGCAGGAAACGATGCACTTGAGGAAGCAGCTACAGGACTTCGTTCGGATTTCTCAGTTGGCGTTCAAGTTGATTCATGGTCCAATGAGGAAGGCGTAATGGCAATCTCAGAGTCCCAACTCGTAGAAGTTAGCCTTGTTACATCAGGCGCAATTCCAGGATCAGTTGTTGAAAAAGTAGCTGCAACAGATACACCCGAAATTTCTGAGGAAACTCAGGAAACACAAACCCAATCACTAGAAGGAGAACAAGTGTCAGACACTACCGTTCCAGAAGCATCTGCCGCAGAAACGGTAGAGGCTGCTAAGGTCGAAGTGAAGGCTGCAACTGCACCTTTCATTCAGACAACAGTTCGTCACCCAATCACATCACCAGCAACATTCCTTGAGCACTCAGTTCGTGCAACACTTGGCGATTCAACATCTGCCATGTATGTAGCTGCTGCATCAGACGGAACACTTGCAACTGAACTTGCAGGTTTAAATCACACTCCACAACTTTCAACAGTTTGGAATCCAAAGACAACAAATGTACGACCAGCAATTTCTGCAATTCGTACTGCAACAATCCCAACAGGCACTGGATTAAAATTCCAAATTCCTCGTGTAAAAACTGCGCCTAGCGTTGCAGTGGCTGCGGAAAAGGGTGCGTTTTCAGATACTCAGATTGAAATTGAGTATGTAGATGTTACTCAAAAGAAGTTCGCGGGCATGCAAAAATTCGATGTAGAAGTTCTCGATTTGTCTACACCCGCTTTCTTTGAGGAAATGGTCCGCCTCATGGCAGATCAATACGCTGCAGCAACAGATTCAGAAGTTGCAACAGCAATCAAAGCAGGAACACTTGATTCAACTGCAATCACACTTCCTTGGGATGGAGATGAATTCTCAGGATTCATTTCACGCGGTGCAGCTTCAATCTACGCAGCAACAAAGCGTTTCCCAACAGGTGTTGTAATGTCACCTGACCAATGGGCAAACATCATCGCTCTTAACGATAGCAACAAGCGACCATTGTTCAATGTTGCAGGTTCACCACAAAACTCACTTGGCGACATCGAGCCAGGATCACCAGTTGGTTCAGTTCTAGGACTTCCAGTTTATGTTGATCCAAACATGTCAGGTGTTGCAGACGATTCAATCGTTATGGTCAACCGCGATTCATTCGTTTGGTACGAAGGTGCAGGACCACTACAACTTCGCACAAACATTGTTTCAACAGGTCAGGTTGAAGTTGGATATTATGGCTACGGCGCAGTTGCTACATTGACTGCAGGTGGCGCATTTACATTCAATAACGCAGCCTAATAACAAACTAATCATGAGGGGGAGGTTGCTCCCGATCTCCCCCTCAGCCGTTTAACAGAGAGGAACACTAATGGCATCAATCGTCACAGTTGCAGAACTGCGCAGTATTCTTGGCGTTAGTGTTTCTCTTTACTCGGACAGTTACCTCACAGATGTCATTGACACTAGTGAAGCAGTGATTTTGCCAATGCTAGTGAAGTACGCAACGGCAGTTGATAAAGTATCGCTGACAGATAATGTCGCTACTTATCACACAACAAACATTCATGAATTTACAGAAGGTCAATCTGTTGTCGTTACAGGTTGCGGTTCACCTTTTAACGCGACAGTCACAGTGAAGGCTGATCCTGATGCTTACACATTCAGCGCAGACATCACAAATGCAGACATTTCTGAACGCAATGTCATCCCATCAGGACTTGCAACCCTTTCAGGTGCATCAACTTATGTTGGTGTCAGCGCCGTTGAATCTGCCGTTTTGGCAGTTGCAGTCGAAGTTTTCCAATCCCGAATTGCTCCAGGTGGACAAATCGAAGGAATAGATTTCACCTCCGTTTCTCCTTACCGTTTAGGCAGGTCGCTATTCAACAGAGTTTCGGGGTTGCTTGGTGCTTACCTCGATGTTGAAACAATGGTGCAGTAGTGCCAGCATCAACAATTCTCTCGTCAGTTCGTCAACCTTTGGCAGATGCTCTCGCAGGCGTTGCAGCTAATGTTTATGCCTATGTTCCCGAAAATCCATCAGTCCCATTTTGCGTGACTGTTCCTGACTCACCTTATTTAGAATTACAAACAATCAACAAGTCAACCCTTCACACAAAGATTAACTTAGTGATTTCGGTTGCAGTTGCTTACAACTCAAATCCAGCATCCCTGGACAACTTGGAGCAACTTATCATGAGTGTTCTCGCCGTCATCCCTGTTGGGTACACGATCGAGTCCGTTGAAAAACCTACAGTTACTCAAGTCGGTCCATCAAATGTTTTGGTGTCCGATGTTCGAGTTTCCACTTACTACACACAAACAACCTAAAGGAAAAAAATGGCAACCACAGTTATCACAGGTCGCGATGTTTCTTTGTCTTTCACAGGTGGAACAGACATCGATGCTCAAGCGACATCAGCAGTGCTCACAAAGACCAATGTTCGTGAAACATACCAAACACTAGATGGCGAAGCGTATAAGACAGTTAATGTTGAAGGCACATTCGCACTCGAAATGCTTGCAGACTGGGGCAAAGAGAACTCAGTATGCGAAGCAATTTGGGCAGCAGCAGAATCTGCACCTGACACAGACATTTCAATCACATTGACTGCAGCTACAGGCGCTCAATTCGTTTTCCCAATTAAGCCTGAATTTCCAACTGCAGGTGGCGCAGGAACTGATGCTCAGACA